CGACCAGGTAGCGGTCGGTGATGCGCTGCTGGAACATGAGGTTTTCAAGCGGCGGCACGGGAGTGTAGTCGTAGTCGATGTAGAGCTTGCCCGCCTTAAGGGTGTCTTTGTCGTTGACCTCCTCGTTGTACCAGCAGTCGAACCCGATGAGGTAGCCGAGGCTGACCAGCTCGCGGCCCTTGGCCTTGATGCCTTCGATGATGTCTTTGACCAGGGTGGGGGTCATCGGCTTATCGACCGCCCACATGTGGGCCTCGGCGATGGTGTCGGCGAGGATCTGGGCGGTGCGGGTGTAGTTCTCGAACTGGAACAGAGGGTCGTCGGAGCAGGTGCGGGAGCCCCAGAAGCGGAACCCTTCGGCCTGGATCAGGCAGGTGACATCGTTGGCATTGAGCAGGCCCGCATCGGTGTCGGGGTCTTGCAGACTCCAGAACACCTGTTTGGTCACCCCTTCCACGCCAGTGACCGCGACGTTGGACAGGGTCTTGTGCCAGCCCACCTCTTTGTCGATCTTGGCGCGCATGGCCAAGGCTTTGGCGGTGGCCCAGATGGCGGCCTCGGCATTGGCGGTGGTATCCCACTTTTTGAAATCACCGTGCACCAGCATGACTTCGCGCTGGCCGAAGTTCTGACGATAGGCCAGCGCCTCTGTCGGGGTGTTGCAGCCGTGGGTTGAAACGTAGGTGAAGGCGCGCAGCTTGACCGCCACGGCGGCCAGTTCAGTGGCCACCGGCAGGGTATCGAGCCCCGGCGCACCGAGGATGCGCGGGGTCACGCCGGTGGCAGAGCTGGCCCGTTGCAGGGCTTTGAGGCCGGTGAAGCTACCATCCGGCAGCGCCTTGCCGATGACGTTGGAGGTAGTCTCTTCGTCGGTGGCGCCTTTGGGGACGCGCACGACGATGGTGATGGTGTTGACGGTGTCGGCGATCGCTTGCAGCGCTTTGGCCAGAGTGCCCTGGGTGCCCGCTTTGCCAACGGCTTTTTGCACGTCGGTAATGATGACCGGCTTGTTGAGCGGGAATGCAGTGGCGTCGGCATCTTCCGCATGGCCCAGCAGGCCGATCACGGCGGTGGCAATGGTGCGGATGGTGCGGGTGCCTTCGTTGACTTCGACGACGCGCACGCCGTGGTGGTAACTGTCGAGTGCCATGGTGGCGGTTCTCCTGTGTCCGGACGGAGGTGATCAATGTGAGCACGGTCAGGATGCAGGGGCGGCGCACGGCGGGCGAGCTGGTGCCGTTGTAAATGGCCGCTTTACAACAGCGGTAGGGTGACGGCAGGCAGAAAGAAAACACCCCGCACAGGGCGGGGTGTTGGTTGGTCAGATTACCTTTTCCGGTTCGGTTGGCCATTGTGGTTCATCCGGCCAGCCAGGCTGTTCTGGCACCAGCGTCAGCTCGTAGAGGCAGCGCTGCCAGTCTGCCAGCAGCTGGGTATGTTCCGGCTTGGCATATCCGCCGTCGACAGCGGGCTTGATGATGGCGATTTGCTGGTTTGCCAGCGTCATACGTGAGTTAAGCTCGGCGGATGCTTTTTCGTGTTCCGATTGTGGTTCCCGCTCCTTTAAGGTCGGATATCCCTCTACATCAACGATATCCATCATGTTGCTTAGGCCATCAATGAGCGTGTCATAATCACCTTTGTGCAGCTCAACGGCATCATCTGGAATCTCATTGATTTTATCGTTATAAAATCCATTGGTAGTGAATGAGTAGTAATAGCTCATAATTATCGTCCCAAAGATATCCAGTAAAAACGGCGAGAGTGAAGCGCGTAGTTTTCTACAAATGCCTGAGCTGACACGCCTGTTTGTGTCGGAATTCCCACGCTAAAATCCTGACGGCACAAGCGGTATTCTGAGTTGGTATCCAAGCTACCTATGTCAACACCTGATGCGGTCGCGATCCCGAATGCCCCGTTTGGATAGGAAATGGGGAATATTATGTCTGCCTTTATTCCTCCTACCGTCCCTGCAGGAACAGTTAAATTACCCCATTGCAAAATAAATGACCCAAGCCATACAGGGCATGAAAAATACCCAGTCGTGCCAATTTTCATTGCGAATCCCATTCGCAATTTCTTTGGGGTTACTGCAACATCATCTGCTGTACCTGCTATCACCTGATCTTGTGATGCGACCTTCATCATACCCAGCACGGTTTCGGTGGCCTGCTTTACCCACCCCCACAGCGTTTTTACCGTGACCACGGCAGTAGCACTCGCAGCAGCGGAGTCATTCACTTCTACCTGGGTGGCGTAGCGGGTGAATCCTTTGGCTGTTTCGCTGGCGTCAGGGTGATCTCTGCTTTCCTTATGCGCCTTCATCACGTCATCGACATATTTGCGGGTTGCCAGCACCACTGACGGGTCAATCTTTAGCTCGACGGCACTGGTGTCGCTGACGATCAGCACCATGCGGATGATTTGGGTGCGGCCCGCGCCACTGGTGAGCAGCGGCTTGTAGGTATCCGGCACATTGGCGATGGCGATCAGGGTGTTGCTGTCATCGTACAGGCCTACGCAGCGTATCCACCATCCGCCCACGTCTTCCGGGATGATCTGCTCTGCAACCAGTTGGGATGCGGCGAGCGGGTCGGCGAACAGGGTGTTGATGGCGGCGCGGCGTTTTTCGCCCGGGATGGCTGTCATTGCCGGATCGGGTGCTACCGGTTGGCCGTTGCCATCGCCCACCACCATCTGGGTGAGCTTGAGCGGCACCCCCAGCGCAATGGCGTTGGCGAGTTTGGCCGCTCCGGCAGTGGTCAGGATGGCTCCAAAGTTGCTCATGCTGTCCTCGTGTTGTTGGTAAGTGGGTTGATGGTGATGGTGTCGATGGTGTGGGTGATGCCGCCGTGCCAGCTATGGCCAGAGACCACGATGGGCCCCGGCTGGTATGGGTAAACGGTCAGTTCCTCCCCCAGATAGCAGGCGGCGCCCAGATAGGCTTTGCCTCTACTTTCCAGACTGATGGCGAGCCCTGTCAGGTGGCGGGTCAGCGGTTTGGCGTCGTCAATGAGCCGCTCCAGCTCGGCGTACATCTCTGCGGTGATGCCGGTGTCGAGCACGCCGACATCGAGCTTGAAGGTGCCCGGCTCGGCGTTCGGGGTTTGCTGATACCAGTGCAGCACCCGGATCAGGTAGCCGAGCGGTTCGACGGCGCGGCGGATGGCGCCGACTGTGCCCTTGTGGCGGTGAACGAAAGGCGCGTTGGCGATGACTTTGCGCTTGGTTGCTTCCGGCCAGTTTTCATCCCAGCGATCTACTGACCGCTCTGCGGCCAGACTTGGCAGGCGCCAGACCGGGCAGGTGTGCGGGTTCCAGAGGGTGCGCAGCACATCAACCGGCAGGTCGCAGGCTTTGGCGTTTACGGTGGCCAGCCTGCGCTCTGTCTGAGTGGCATTGGGTGGTAGCAGGTCGCTCATGCCGCCACCTCGACGGTGTAACCGGTGCAGTAGGCGGCCTGGGTGTCGGTGGGAATGATGTCGTCCCAGCCGACCAGCTCGACCCAGGACACGCCAGGCACATGCAGCACGGCGTCGATGCCTGAGCGGGCGATGCGCACGCCGATCCGCTTGCGCGGGTTGACCCAGGTGCCCAAGGCTTCACGGGCGGCGGTCAGGGCCAGTTCTGCTTCGGCCCCGGTGAGGTCCATGTGCAGTTTGGCGGTGATGGTGTAGGGCAGGATCGTGGCGGTCTGGACGGTGAGCCGGTCGGCGACCGGCAGGCGGTCTTCATCGCTGCAGGCGGTGGTGGCACTGGCGATCAGTTCTGCGCTGGCGGTGCCATCGCCCTCGCTGCTCACGATGGTGACCACGGCAACGGCCGGGTTGGGGCTGATGGCCTTGGCGTCGATGATGCGACCATCGGCCGAGCGGGCCCAGAATTCGTAAGCACCGCGCGGGCCGGCGGTGCTCATGGCATCCCATGCCATCAGGGCACGTTCGCGTAGGGCCTCATGGCTTTCCATGATGGTGGGGACCGGCGGGGTGGCGGTGTCGTCACCCTGCTGTACGGTCAACCGTTCGACATCCCAGTTTGCCACCAGATTATCGAGGTCGGTGCCTGCGGCCCATGCCAGCATGTTGGCCACGGCGGCGTTGTTGATGCGGGCGCGCAGGATCAGCTCGCGATAGGCGTTCTCTTGCAGGTGGCGGGTCATGGGCTCTGATTCCAGTGCCAGCGTGGCGGCCACGGCGGCCTGCTGGTCTGCCGGATAGAGGGCAATCAAGGCGGCCTTGCGCTCGGCGAGGATGGCTTCGTAGTCGATCAGCTCGACGGCATCCGGCGCGGGCAGTTTGGAGAGATCTATGATGTTCATGGGGTTGCTCCGGTCGGTAGCTGGACGGTGCCGGATTCGAGTAAGCCGTTGTCGGTGCGCCGCCAGGTGAGGGTGATGGCGCAGCCGCCGCCCAGTTCTGGGGGGCCGATCTCGACCTTGGTGATGCGGATGCGCGGCTCCCAGAGGGTGAGGGCGTGCACGGTAGCGGCCATCAGGCGCAGGCGTGTGGCGCCGTGCTGGGGCTGATCGATGAGGCTGAATATCTCGCTGCCGTAGTCGCGGCGCATCACGCGGGTACCGATCGGGGTGGTGAGGATGTTGCGCACCGATTGCAGGATGTGGGCGGTCTCGCTGAGGGTGCGACCGTTGTCGGCATTCATGCCCAGCCAGTTCATTGCGGGCCCCCTGATGTGCCGCCGCCCGGCAGGGGGTGTTTGTGGGTGGTGACTTCAATGCCGCCGATGTTGGCGGTGGGGGCGGTGATCTTGCCGCCGGCGGTGATGGTGCTCCCGACCTTGAGCGCCTGGGTGCATTCCACCAGGGGAGTGATGAGCTTGACGGTGACGCTGGCGGTGAGGCTGGCGGTGTTGATGCCGGTGGCACTGAGATCGCCGGTGGTCGGGTTGTATTCGATGACTGCACCATCGGGGTATTCGATGCGGTCGAGGTCGCCGTTATCGTCGTCGGCCAGCGGCTCGGGGTGCGCGTCCTGATTGATACCTGCCAACACAAAAGCGTTGCGCAGGTCCCCGCCCATGCTGAACAGGATCACCTGTTCGCCGACGCTCGGGCGCATGCGGCGGCGGGTGCGACCGGCGCGCAGCACCAGATAGGGGCGCCAGTTGGTGTGGTTG